TTCCTGAACTTTTTCTTTTATTTCTTCAACTTTTTCCTCAACTTTTTCTTTTATTTCCTCCACTTTTTCCTGAACTTTTTCTTTTATCTCTTCCACTTTTTCCTCAACTTTTTCTTTTATTTCCTCAACTTTTTCCTGAACTTTTTCTTTCATTTCTTCAACTTTTTCCTCAACTTTTTCTTTTATTTCTTCCACCTTTTCCTCAACTTTTTCTTTCACTTTTTCTTTTATTTCTTCCACTTTTTCTTCCACTTTTTCCTTTATTTCTTCAACTTTTTCCTCAATTTTTTCTTCCACTTTTTCTTTTACTTCTTCCACTTTTTCGTGAACTTTTTCCTTTATTTCTTCAACTTTTTCCTCAATTTTTTCTTCCACTTTTTCTTTTACTTCTTCCACTTTTTCGTGAACTTTTTCTTTCATTTCTTCCACTTTTTCCTCTACTTTTTCCTGAACTTTTTCCTTTATTTCTTCCACTTTTTCTTCTACTTTTTCCTGAACTTTTTCTTCTACTTCTTCCACTTTTTCCTTTATCTCTTCGACTTTTTCAACTTTTTCTTTCATTTCTTCTTTTACTTTTTCTTTCATTTCTTCTTTCATTTCTTCTTTCATTTCTTCTTCCACCTTTTCTTTTATCTCTTCGGGCTTTTCATGAGTATTACACTTTAATTCAACGTTTTTTTCTTCAAGTGTTTGATTCATTTCGTCTTTTTCCTTTATTTCTTCAACTTTTTCTTTTTCACTATTTTTTTTCTTTTTTGTATGTTTTTTCTTTTTTTTACTTTTGTCAACCACAATATCTATTTCTTTTTTCTCTTCTTTCATCTCTTCTACAACTACTTTTATAACATCTTCTTTTACTTCTTCTTTCACCTCTTCTACAACTACTTTCACTTCTTTCACCTCTTCTTTCACCTCTTCTTTCACCTCTTCTTTCACTTCTTCTTCTTTAACCTCTTCTATAGAATGTTTCACATCTTCTTTTACTTCTTCTACAACTTCTTTCACCTCTTCTACGATCACTTTTAGATCTTCTTCTATAACTAGTTTCACTTCTTCTTTAACCTCTTCTACAACTACTTTCACTTCTTTCACTTCTTCTTTTACTTCTTCTACAGCTTGTTTCACGTCTTCTTTTACCTCTTCTATAGCTTGTTTTACGTCTTCTTTTACTTCTTCTACAACTTCTTTTACTTCTTCTTTCACTTCTTCTACAACTTTTACAACGTCTTCTTTTACAACGTCTTCTTTTACAACGTCTTCTTTTACAACGTCTTCTTTTACAACGTCTTCTTTTACGTCTTCTATAACGTCATCTTTTACAACGTCTTCTTTTACAACGTCTTCTTTTACGTCTTCTATAACGTCATCTTTTACAACGTCTTCATTAACTGTAATCATTTTATTATACAATACATTTTGAACAAATGCACATTCTTTGTACAAAAAAGATGAACAAATGCCAACGTTTTTGTACTTTTCAATAGTATATTTATGCAAATTATCATAAAATGAAACAAGCCGCATTGGTTTAAACTGTACGCCCATCGTAATCAACACCTCATTAAATAGATACATTTGCGATTGTGGAAGCACAGTTTTAACACCGTTATGTTCACAATTTAAAACCATTTCACCATACTGTTTTTTCTTGATAATCACATCAATGTAATTATACTGCAAAGAATGATCAAATAAACAAATGACACATTCCTTCAACATCTCATTATCTGGTATCATACATTTTATACCATACTCAAACATCGGTTTTTCATCCGTGTCAAATCCATATAAAGAAAACTTACAGATACTATTATATTTAATTCCAAAAATAGGTTCAAATAATTGTATTAAATGAAGCGCATTTTGGTGTTCTTTTAAATTTGTTTCAATATCATTTGGATCAGATGGCAACGTGCATAAAAAATAATTATCTATTTGAGCCCATCTCCAGTATACAATCTTGCTCATTTATTAATATTAAAAATTATTTTAGCAATAATTTTAACGTTTATTGAATTGATATTGACTAAATGGATTTTGAAACCCAATATAATTTGATGAAGGAAAAGGCGTTGGCGTTGGTACAGGTACAGGTGTAGTTTGCATAGGCACTGTTTGTATAGGCACTGTTTGCACTGTATTTTTTTGTACAAATTTTTGAATCATATCCGAGTAATCAGCAAGGTGTTGAAATGTTAGTGTTTTTATGTCATATTGTTCATTAAATTCAAACGTTTTGGTGTACAATGTTAAATTGGATGAAAGCAATGGAACGCCAAATAAATCGGTAGAATTGTTATCAGACTGCTTTACAAATCCAAATGGAACACTTTTATCCGATGGAAGATAGCAACACAATTTAATAGATATAAAATTAGCTAAAGCGGCTGTAGGGTATCTTTTTTTAATAATAACAGCAATGTATTCAGATAATGTATTTAAAAGAGATACAGTGGATTCAATATATTTTCCGTCAATAGAATAAAATATAAAAACAGTGTCTGTCAAACCAAGGTAGTATAATTCTTTACCATTTACTACAATAGTTCGACCATCATTTTCTTTAGGAAGATAACTAAAAGTTGTATTTAAATAAGTTGACATTGCCTCATTATGAAGCGTTTGATTGTTGATAAAAAAAAGTAAATTTTTATAAATAAACGCGTTTTCAAGAGGTTGATTAACTTGAGCAGACATTTTTATTAGACAATTTAAATTATTTTTAATTTTAATTTAAATTAAACCACTTTTTTCACAAAAACCGATATATTTAATTTAATTTTTACCAAGCACTTGATGGTTTTTCTTTATCGTATATAAAAAGCCCAGTTCCGCCATATCCTAAAAATGTTTTCCACCCTAATTGCTCTAATTCAGTAATAATTATATCTATCAATTTGTCCGTTACTTTGATGTCTTTAACATATTTTCGGTCAAACAATTCAATGTCAAAAAAATCATTCTGGTTATTTCGAAGAATATGAATGTAAATGTCTTGTCTCATTTGTTGCAAATAATAATCCTTTAACAAGTCTGAAAATTGTAAAGTATTTTCTGATGACAATGATTTAGGGAATTCTTGCATATTTTTATTTTATATATTATGTTAGCTTTAAACCAAAAAATATGTTAAAGTATTTACTATTTTACAATAAATTTATTGTAAAATAATGCTTAAAATGGGAATCGGACCCATGTCTTCGGTTTGGAAAACCGAAATTCTAACCACTGAACTATTTAAGCGTTTAGATTATTTTAACAAAAAAAAGGTCATACATATATTTTATTAGTTTATTGAATGAATAATTAATGCTACATTTTCGTGATAATAACCAGACATACCAATAGGTGTTCCGTTCATTCCAATCCATTCATAATCTACTTTATTTTCTGTAATAAATTCATAAAATGCTTTGAGTTCTCCTTTATCTCCATCAAAACCTGGGTAATTTACTAGTTCGTCAAAAACAATAATACAATCTGTATCAATATAATCCTTCAATGTATCAAATATATATTTTGTGGAACTATAAAGGTCAGCATCCATATGAATAAATGAAACTTTTTTATTATGTTTTTTTATAAAATTTAGTAATGTTTCATTAAACCAACCCTTTATCAATTCAACGTTTCCATTAACTTGCGGTAAATGGCCATTTCTATTAAATGCGCCTTTATCAAAACCATCACGCCATTTTTCAGGCAATCCTTCAAAACTATCAAACCCATACACTTTATCATTTGTAAATTTTGAAATATAGTTAATAGTATTTCCACTTGCTACACCAAACTCTAACCATAAAGTATCTGGTTTATGTTGTAATTTCATTTTTTCAAATACATATGTAAGAGGATATGTATTGACATTCGGAATATTTTGAATAATGCTTAACATTTATATATTATACTATCTTTAAATAATATTTATGTCAAAATATTTTTATTCATCTTGTTTTTTTATAAAATCCATCCGATATTTTTGCGGCCCAATTTCAAGTTTACCTAATTTATATATAATTGTATCAGGTTCTGTTACTGAAAAAAACATCGGATGTATGTCGGTAATATTGTTAGGCGACTTGTATAGAACAAATCCATCGCCTTCATCACCGCCAAACCCACATTCTAATCCATTTAATCTTAAATCTTGAAACGTTTTTAACAAATGATATTCCATTAACATATTAATTTTTTCCCAAGAAGAATCATCTATTTCAAAAAAATAATCTGATGGATTATCAATTTCAATTATATCTCTTTCTGTTTGATTATAGTTTACTTTATATACTCTACAGAAAAATATTCCTTCGTATGTTTGGGTTTGTCCCATTTAATTTAAGAAAAATAAGAAATAAAAAATAACTATATCTTTCTTAACTACGTTTTGTAAGTATCGATAATTCATTTAAAAATTTTGAATTGTAATTTTCAAGATCAATAGCTCGCAATTCCACTAACGAATTGATCAATCGTTCTTCCTTGCTTCTCAAAGAAGCCTGTTTGCCATACTCAATAACAGAAAGACTCTCAAGCTCTTCAGCGATTGTTGCACACGCATTATCATACACATCTTGGCCGACGCTTTCAAGTGGTTTTATTATTTTTTTGGTAAAATTGCGTGCGTGGACGTCTTCTTTTACATTGCCACTGTCGTCCATATACTTGTACTTATCGCGACTGGCGTCGGTGCATACCAATAACATTTTATCATCAGGGGTATGTATGATATTTTCAGAACATATTTTGGCAAGCGCTTTTTGCCCGCCAAGCAAGACGTCTTCTGTAAGATGTTTGCGAAATACAAGGACAAGATCGTCGTGTTTTAAACTATCCACGGTTTTGTCTGTAGATAAAATGTTTCGAATATGATTAACCGTATTATTGGTGGTGGTTGTAGTAGGACGGTTTACGGCATCTTTGGCGACATTTTCATAGCTGGTATGGATACGTTCAAGCTGTTTTTCTAAAAACTGTTTTTCCTTTTCATGGTTGCGGGCATTTTCAGCCATTTCTTTTTCATACTGCTTTTTTGCATCAGAAAGTTGCTTTTCATGTTGTTCAGACAACTCGTTGATGGTTTTAAAGTGTGTTTGCTTTAATTCAGATATGATTTTTTCCATCGCTTTTAATTTTTCATCATACTCATTTCTAACTATAAATAATGCATAATTTTTACAGGTGTCTTGATGTTCCCTAAGTCTTATATTTGATACTAAAGAAACATTACACCCTTTACATATAAATGAAGATTCTAGTTTTAAACCACGTTGTTTTAAACACTTTTTACCTCGAATAAGATGTGATTTTAAAATATGTTTGGTTTTAAAGGTTGTTTTACAGAACTCGCACGTAAAAGACTCTTTATCCATTTTATACTAAATGATTTAGTTTTTAAATAAATCATTTCAATTATTTATAAATGTTTTCGATAAAAACTAAAAAAGTTTGTAAAAAACTAAATGAAAATTTTTACATTTTTATGCATTTTTAGTTAACCCTTCAAATTAACCTGAAATAAAAAAATAAATTTAAATCTATCAAAATATTTTCTGAATTTTTTCAAAGCCAACACACACAAAAAATGTGGGTGTTACTTTTTTAATTTACAGAGAAATGTGTCATTTTATATTTATTTTTACTGATTTCGAAAAAATATAAATCATTTTGTTAAAGACCAAATCATCTTATTTATTACTAAATGTTTTTATTTATTCCATAATTAAGGCTAAATAAATATAAAGATTTATTTGAAATTATCAAATAAATCTTTATATTTTTAAATAAATCTTTAATTTATTTAAAAAATTAAAACAAAAAATTTTATCAATTTTCTTGCATTTTTGGCGTTCCCTGAAAACAACCTGAAATAAAAATATTATTTTAAAAAGTCTAAAATATTTCCTTGGATTTTTCAAAAGTCCAACACACATTTAATGTGTGCCCCATTTTTTATATTTTCATGAAAAATTTACATCTAGTTTAATTTACTTATATAAATGACAGATGATTACATTATAATTAGTTGTCCGCATTGCAATCACTCCGTTTTGATTTATAAACAAGAGATCAACTGTCGCATTTTTCGACATGCCGTGTACAAGCAAACAGGAGAACAAGTAAATCCTCATTTAGACCAGCCATCGTGTGAAAATTTATCCAAAAATGAGATGGTGTATGGATGCTGTAAACCGTTTCGACTAACGGAAGAAAATACAGCAGAAATTTGTGATTATATTTGAGATATAAAATTGATAATAATTTTAAAAACAGTTTGATTTTTAAAAATATGAGCACGCCCCAGCTTCTCACTGAAAAGCAACTTGACGAGATATGCAATGCGATCCCAATCAATCGCGCATTGCCACCTTTAGTCGCCCAATCAATCATTCAAAAAGTGCGCACAAAGCTTTGTGCGGATATGAAAACGGTCAAGATTTACCCAGAAATCTTCCCCAAATTTAAAGACGAAATTGTAAAATATTATCACAAAACGATGGCACAGGCAGGGGAAGCCGTCGGTATTATTACCGCCCAAAGTATTGGCGAAAGACAAACACAAACCACCTTAAACTCTTTGGATTGGAATGAAAAAATTATCGTGAATGTGAATGGCTCGTGTGTGATAGAGCCAATTGGACAGTTTATTGATACAGTATTGGATGATCCTAAAAATACAAAAAAAGTCGACCACATCCCAGAAAATCGCACGGAATATTTTGATACAACTGGTTTAGACTTGACAATGCCAAGCGTTGACGAAAATGGGATGACAAGTTGGTTAAAAGTCGAGGCTATTACACGTCATCTTCCTGTTGGAAAACTTGTAAAGATAAAGACAGAAAGTGGACGAGAAGTATCTGCGACACAGTCAAAGTCATTTTTAGTCTGGGATGGTGAAAAATTTAGTGGTAAAAATGGAAGCGACATTAAAGTAGGCGATATCGTTCCAACTTGCACATTTTTACAGCGAATCAAAGAAGACGATTTTCTGGATTTATCTGATATTAAAATTCCGTTAACAATGGAGCTTGGTAAACGGATTGGACAGTTTTTATCGGACAAAGAGGACGAGGATAAGGACAAAGATGACCAGAATGGGATAAAATTAGATAACGATATCGCCAAGCTTTGTATGTGCCCAACTAAAGCACAAAAAATAGTCCCGTCATTTGCCTTTTTTGCCAATAAATATTTTCAAGAGGGATTGATTAATGGATTTTTTGGCAAAACTCCTCAAAAATTTACAGTATCATCCGACCTTTTTGATGGCATTCGTTTTATTTCAACTTTTTTTGGTATTCAACATCGATATCAACAAGAGGGGTTTCCAGTAGATCGAAATGTATATTTCGATAAAATTGTATCACTTGAATACGTCGATGCATCAAAAGAAACCGTTTACGATTTTACTATTGAAAAAACACGAACATTTTTAATATTCAACGGACTGTGTGTAAATGACACTTTTCATAGTGCGGGCTTGACCATCAAATCGGTCGTAGTAGGTGTCCCACGTTTCAGTGAATTGTTGAACGCGACAAAGGATCCAAAGATGGTGAATTGCTTGATTTATTTGACAGAGCCGTTTACAGACATAGCAGGCATTCGTAAGCGTATTGGCAACTCGTTTACAGAAATCACCCTAAAACGATTGTACAAGTCGTCAGAATTTATAAAAGAGCCTTTGGAGAAATGGCATTATCTTTTTTGCGATGTGTATGATATCGACGCGTCCAATTTGGGGTGGCGCATCCGGTTTGAGTTAAACAAGGATGTGGTGTACGAGTATCAAGTGACGATGCGAGCAATCAAGGAGGCAATCGAGGACGCGTTTCCAACAATGACTGTATTGTATACACCCGAATCAAAAGGCATTATTGACGTCTTTATTGATGAATATAGAAATGAAAAAGGAAATAAAGAGGAAGACGAGGAAGGGGATGAAATAGATGAGGAGGAACCGGATGAAATCGACGACGATATTAAAGAGACAGACGATGTCGAGGAGGAGGAAGAAGACGAACCGGAAGAAGATGA